CTTCCGGGGTTCCGCAGTTCAAGATGGTCGCCTACACCGGTGGCTTGATGCGGATCGAGGGCTTTCCTCATCCCGTCGTGGTGGACCTGGAAGGCTTGGCCATTGACCGCCAGGACATTCCGGTTCGTCTGGATCACCAATCGCGTCAAGGCGTGGGACACACGCAGCGCGTCGCTGTTGAGAATGGCAGCCTCATTGCCGAGGGCCTTGTCAGCCGCGATACCAGTTGGGCACGGGACGTGATCCGCAGCGGGCAGAACGGTTTCCCCTGGCAGGCCAGCATCGGTGCAGCCGTCATCGATGCCCAGTTCATTCCCAACGGCCAGAACGTCACCGTCAATGGTCGCACCTTCGACGGCCCGATCCACGTCGTTCGCAAAGCCATCCTCAAGGAAATCTCATTCGTTGATAACGGAGCAGACTCGTCTACGTCTGCCCGCATCGCAGCCAACAGCAAGGAGCAATCGTCTATGACCCCCGGAAGCCAAGTCACGCCCGGTACCCAAGGCAACCATGCAACCACCGCCGCCGTCACCGATCCCAAACCGGCCACACCTCAGACCACGCCGCCCGCACGTCCTACCACCCTCGCCGCACGTGCAACGCAGGATGTCTCGGATGCACCGACCCCTGACACCCCGGAACAGCAGAATCCGATGATGCAGATGCGCAAACAGATGGCTGAGGAAACCCGTCGCATCCAGGCCATCCGCAGCACCTGCGAAGGCAAACATCCGGACATCGAGGCTCAGGCTATCGAGGAAGGTTGGGATGTGACCAAGACTGAACTGCACGTCCTCCGTGCATCGCGTCCGCAACTCCCCGTTGCCATGCACACCAAAGCCAATCAGCATGCGGGTAATCCGCAGGTGTTTGAAGCGGTCGCCCTGATGGCCAGTGGTTTACCCAACACCCGCATCGAAGCGATGTACGCAGAACCCATTCTCGAAGCTGCCGACAAACTCCGTGGCATCGGCGTGCAGGAGTTCTGCGAGATGGCATCAGGCCAACAACTTCCCCGCTTCCGTCGTGATGCCAGCGGCTGGCTTCAAGCCGCATTCAGCAGTGCATCGTTGCCGGGTGTACTTTCCAACATTGCCAACAAGATGTTGCTCGAAGGCTACAACTACGTTGAAGATGCATGGCGTCGCATTGCCAAGGTCGCCAGCGTCAACGACTTCAAGGAACACAGTCGTTACCGCATGACCGGTTCCTTCAAGTTCGAGCAGGTTGGCCCGGATGGTGAACTGAAGCACGGCAAGCTCGATGAACAGAAGTTTGGCCAGCGAGCGGATACCCACGGCATCATGTTTGCCCTCACCCGGCAGATGATCATCAACGATGACATGGGCGCGTTCACCGACATCCCACGCCAGATCGGGATGGGCGCAGCTGAGGCCATCGCCGATGCGGTTTGGGGACTGTGGCTGCGCAATCCCACGCAATCCGATGGCAACGCCTTCTTCCATGCCGATCACGGCAATTACCTCGAAGGTGCAGACACCGCCTTGAGTGTCGATGGTCTGACCAATGCTGAAGTGAAATTCAGCGAGCAGACCAAGCCCAACGGTAAACCCCTTGGCATGCCTGCCAACATCCTGCTCGTGCCCACGGCGCTCAAGGTTGCAGCTGAGATGCTCATGAAGAGCATTCAACTCAACGAGACCACCACCACGAACAAACCCAAGCCGACGACCAATCCGCATGTGGGCAAGTTCGATGTGGTTTCCAGTGTCTACCTGGCCAACGCCAGCTTCACCGGGGCCAGCAGCAAGGCATGGTATCTCCTGGCAGACCCCAATCGTCTGCCCTCAATTGAAGTGGCATTCCTCAACGGCGTGGATCGTCCCACCGTCGAAAAGACGGATGCAGATTTCAATTCGCTGGGCATTCTTTTTCGCGGCTTTATCGACTTCGGTGTCCGCGAACAGGATCACCGCGGTGCGCTGAAGTTGAAGGGTGAAAGTTAATCCTAATCGAAAGTATCCGTAGTTTTCCCTTGAAAACAAGCCTTTTTTGATCTTTTTCTTCACGCAGGAGCATTTTTTACATGATCGCAACATTCGTTCACAAAGGTGACAGTATCGATTACACCCCAGCCGTTGATGTGGCAGCAGGCGACGTGGTTGTCCAGGAAGACCTGGTGGGCATTGCCAAACTCGACATTGCTGCAAACACGTTGGGCAGCTTAAGTGTCACAGGCATCTTCGATGTGCCCAAGATCGGTGGCCCAGGCATGGCCATCACCACGGGCACCAAGCTCTACTGGGACTCGGCCAACAAATACGTGACGCCCACTGAAATCGAAGGCAAGTACATGGGCAAGGCTGTGGCTGATGCCGGTGACAACGATGCCGTGGTGCGTGTGAAGTTGATTTCTTAATTCCGGCCCCCGGAAGGAAAACATGGCCAGAGACTACATGAAAGAAGGCATGCAGTGGCTCGCCAGGGTGAGGGCGGGATGGTGTACGCAGGAGGTTGCTTACACACAGGGCGAAACCTCGTACACCGTCCATGCCTCGCCGGGCATCAGCAAGTATGAAAAATCCACCGTCGGTGGCGTGACCATCGAATCGAGCATGTGGGATTTTTTGATCAACGCTGATGACTTCCCGGCAGAGTTTGAACCTGAACCCGGTGACATCCTGACGATGGACAGCAAGCAATATGAAATCACCAATTTCGGTGATGACGGTTGTTACCGCTACTGCGATCCGTACCACACCACAATTCGTATTCACACCCGACTTTTGGGAGACGCAAGTACATGAATCAATGTGCTCAAAATGAAAATGGCAGTTGCAGTCAGTTCGATGAACTGCACAGCAAACTCGACCGGCTGGATCATGCCATCCGTGGTAATGGTGAACCGGGCATCAACATTCGTCTGGACCGCCTGGAACAAAACGCGATTCGTCATGCTCGTTGGATGTGGCTCATTGCCGGTGCCGGTGTGACGAGTCTGGTGAATATTCTTTTCAGCTTACTCAGGGGGTAAAGATGCAAATGACTATTGACTTGGCTGATGCCGTAACCAGTCAGGTAAACCAATCCAGCATCGTCACCAATGCAAAGCGGATGGTGTTACCGATTCACGATCTGTCACAGCTGCGTGAGTTAACCGTTAGCGTTGTCCCGCGTGGTGTGCAGATTCAAAGTATCACACGAAAACTCAGCCAGTACGACTGCCAGGTAGATATCGGTGTCCAGCAAAAACTCACCGTGCCGCAGGATGAAATCGATCCTGCTGTTAAGGAATTGAGCGGATTGGTTCAGCAGATCGCCGACCACCTGCAACGCCAACCGTTGACTGACATGCCCTATGCGATCTGGATCAAGGTGGAAAATGTGCCCATCTACGATCCGGATCACCTGGCCAATCAACGGGTGTTCACGTCGGTATTGACGCTGACGTATCGCATTACGAAGTAAACCATCATGCTCAGAGTTCACTTTAAACCTCACGACGGTCTGAACCAAAAACTGATCCGGCAGAAGATGAACCAGGCGAGTTTCCAAAGTCTGGGCCATGCCGGTGCGGCGATTCGGTTGACCGCACGGCGAAGCATTCGAAAGAGCAAGCGCTATGCACCGCCCGGTTCGCCACCCCATACCCGACATGGCCAACTGCGGCGTGCCATCGTGTATGCCAGAGAAGGTAACGACCGTGTCCTGATCGGCCCAGGCTTCGCCCACGTTGGCCCGTCGGCCATGGCTCACGAATTCGGTGGACGCTACCGCAAAGCCAATTACCGTGCCAGGCCATTCATGGGCCGTGCGATGCGTAAGACGCTTATTGCACCTCTCTGGCGCGATTCGATTCGCTAGAAAGGAGAGTGACCAGAGCCGCTGTTCCGCCAGCGGTAGCCTACCCGGGCATGCATTTGGAGTAATCCGTTTGTGTGAAGCCCCGGAGACAACGTACTCCTTATAAGGCAAACCGTGAGGTGAGCCGCAGTCGCAAGCACCGATGCGACGGGAGGCAAGGCTTGAGTGGTATGGTCAATGTAAGTGAACTGCTTGAAACGTCGTCAAAAGGAATGAGCCAAAGGTGCTGACAGGCTCAGCCCAAACAGGGCATGGGAGCGGGAAAGCTGGCTGTCCCATCCGGCTTTCGCGGAACACAGTCTCCCCGGCGGAGAGGCAGGACCTAACCCAACTCGGGTGCATAAGCGTAACGCAGTAAGCCCGTATTCGTTCCCGCGGATCGCGCAACGACAGATCCCAGGGACAGATCGCCGTGAGGCGAGCTGACCGGGTGCGGGTAAAGGAGGTCCGAAAAAGCGAATGCCCTTCTGTAATGGAAGGGATAGGGGTGCGTTGCCCCGCCCGAAAGGGAGCAGACTTCGGACAGGTAACTGATCACGATTACGATTGGAGTCGTGGAATGAGAATCAAGGAAAGCGAAACAATGAACGTCGAAGGCAACTCCGACGTGCGCGCCTCTGAGCTTGCGGACTGGAATGCCATTGACTGGCGCAAAGTCGACAAGATCATCCAGCGTCTTCAAGCTCGAATCGTGAAGGCGCAGAAGCAAGGACGCTACGGCAAGGTCAAGGCCTTGTCACGCATCCTGACTCGCTCGTTTGCTGCCAAGGCATTGGCGGTTAAACGGGTGACGGAAAACAAAGGCAGGAGAACTGCTGGGGTGGACGGCAAGCTTTGGAATTCGCCGAGGAAGAAGGCGAAGGCCATTCGGGAATTGCGCCCTGAAAGGTACAAAGCCAAGCCGCTCCGCCGCGTATATATTCCCAAGTCGAACGGCAAGAAACGTCCCTTGGGTATCCCCACCATGACGGACCGAGCCATGCAGGCACTATACCGGCTGGCACTGGACCCCGTGGCGGAATGTACTGCGGACAAAGGTTCTTTCGGATTTCGTCGCAAGCGATCTTGTGCGGATGCCGAGGAATACTGTTTTGCAACGCTTAGTCGCAAAAACTGTGCGCAGTGGATACTTGAAGGGGACATCAAAGGCTGCTTCGACAACATCAGCCATCAATGGCTCGTGAATAACGTGCCCATGGAGAAACGAATTCTCCGACAGTGGTTGAAGGCGGGATATATGGAAGAAGGCAACTTCTTCGATACGGAATCGGGAACACCGCAAGGCGGCATCATTTCACCGATTCTGGCCAATATGGCTTTGGACGGGCTTGAACGCCTTCTTTTTGAGGAGTTCATGCGACAAGGAATGCTCGCAGGCCGCATCAGTACTTGGGGTCGGCGTCGCATCCGGACGAATCCAAAGATTCATTTGGTGCGCTATGCGGATGACTTCATTATTACGGGAGATTCAAAGGAACTCCTTGAAAATGAAGTTCAACCGTTGGTGCGGGATTTTATGGCCGAAAGAGGATTGACTCTCTCGGAAGAAAAGACCGTCATCACGCATATCGACGAAGGCTTTGATTTTCTTAGTTTCAATTTCAAGAAGACCGACGGCAAGTTGTTTGTCCGACCTGCACGCAAATGCGTAAAGGCATTCTTGAAAGAGATTCGAGGAACGATCAAGAGTAATCCCACTATTCCGGCATATTCGATGATCAAAATACTCAACCCCAAGATAAGGGGATGGTGTAATTATTATCGTCATGTCGTCAGTAGTGATACCTTCTCCGCAGTTGAAAACGCGATCTGGAAATCCCTATGGCGGTGGGCCGTGCGCAGACATCGCAATAAAGGCGCACGGTGGATTCATGACAGGTACTTCTCCCGTATCGGTACACGGGACTGGATCTTTCAGGGTCGTGACCCTGATAAGAGACTCAGGGTCATTCTGTTGCCCACCAGAATTCGGATTGTCAGGCACTCAAAGATAAAGATGGATGCCAACCCTTATGACCCGGATTGGTATGACTACTTTATCAACCGCGAAAGACAGCGTATGAAGCGCGTTTCGTGGCATTCATTGAGTGCTCGCGCACTCTGGTTCTTGCAGGGAGGACTCTGTCCGATCTGTGGTCTGCCCCTGGGAACGATGGATGATACGGGTACATTCCAGAATGATCTGGGTGTTTACACCGTCATGTCCGACAATCCCGCAGATCAAGACGAACCGGAAAAATCTTGTCTTATGCATACGGCATGTCATCACAAACAAACCGGGATGACTGCCCCGCTGCACCGGGTGCGACCACGGTCGTGCCTTACAGAGGCTTGAGCCGTATGACGGGAAACCGTCACGTACGGTTCTGAGGGGGGTGGGAGCTGGTAACAGCTCCTGCCTACCCGACCTGCACTCAGTAAAAACTTACCGCGTCTGCCGCGATTTTGGGCAGGCTCGATTCGATAAAACATACACAAAACCCCTTAATTCAAGGAGAATTTCATGTCCATCCGTTTAGGGATGCAGGCCAAGCTATACCACGGCGTGGCCGGAGCATCCGCACCAACTGAGCTAACCAACGTCAAGGACGTTACGCTTAACCTGGAAACTGGCGAAGCCGACATCACCACGCGTGCCAGTCAAGGTTGGCGTGCAACACTTGCCACACTCAAGAATGGCAGTGTTGAATTCACGATGGCCTGGGACACCGAGGATGCAGGTTTCACCGCGATCAAGAACGCCTACTTCAACAACACACCCATTGCCATGGCGGTACTCGATGGTGAAGGCGGTAGTGGTCTCGACGCCGACTTCTCGGTGACCAACTTCACACGCAACGAACCGCTCGAGGAAGCCATCACCGTCAATGTGACCGTCAAGCCGACGTATGTCACCCGCGCACCAACTTGGGTGGATGGAGGTGGTAGCTAATGCAAACCTTCAATGACCAAGCAAACCGCGTATGGACCGTGCAAATTACGGTTGCCACTATCAAGCGTGTCCAGGCATTGTGCAACGTCAACCTCCTTGATGTGTTGGACAGCAAGTCCCATCTACTGGAAAAACTGTCCACCGATCCGATCCTGCTCTGCGATGTGTTGTTTGCCATCTGTCAGCAACAAGCGGAGAGTGCCAACGTCACCGACGAACAGTTCGGCCAGGCATTGGCCGGTGACGTGATTGATCATGCCACCACGGCATTGCTCCAGGAGTTGGCAGATTTTTTCCCCGCAGCGAAGCGGCAGGTGCTCAAGAAAGCACTGGCAAAGCTTCGCCAGGTCGAGGAAAAAGCTCTGGAAATCGCCAGTGCCCAGCTGGACAGTCCGGAACTCCAACAACAACTCGAACACCTGCTGCAACCTGCCAAGACATGATCTGGCAACTGGCAGGGATTCTGGGCATTCATCCCGATCCGTTCACGCTACGTGAACTATACGAGATGGCCCAGTCCCGCCAGAAACAGGATTGGCAACACACGTCCAACCTGATGGCACTGCTTGCCAATCTACTCACGTTCAATCGTTCCCACACGTTCAAGGCAGCGGACTTTGATCCGTTTGCCCAAAGCCAGACATCGCAAGTGATCCCGTTGGACACCGATGATGCCATGGCCTTGCTCAAGAAAACCTTTGTTCCCTCAAGGAAACCATCGTTATGAAAACCAATCACTTCATCTTCCTGTTCGTCATCATCTTCCTCGTTCTTGGCCTGCTGAGTTTTGCAGGTTGCGACATGGGTGACATGATTCACGTCAAGACGCCCAACACGATCCAGCAGCAGACCGGCCTGGCCAGCACCATCACACTCAATGAAGCCGAGAGCGAATATCAACTCTGGTATCAGCACATGCAAACCGCCGGCAGTCAGTGGAAATCCAACATCGAACACGCCAACGAAATCCGCAACATGGTCAACCAGTTGTCACTATCCGCGCTGGATCAGGTGGGCCCGACGGTCGCTGGTGTCCCCATGCTCGGTCCGCTACTGCCTGCTGCTTCCGGACTACTCGGCCTGTTCCTGGGCTCTAGCAAACTCCGCAAGGAAAAGGAAGCCTCCTTCAACAAGGGCCTGGACGAAGGCCGCAAGACCACGACGGAATCGAGTGGAATGGTAGCCACCGTGTAGTGCTGTCTTGCTAGTTGTGAGAATCGTCCTGATCCATCATTTGTCGGAACCTTCTTATGTCGCCAGGTATCGCCAACAGTCGGAACATTCGTGCCGGGGCTGCGTACATTGAACTCACCACGCAGGACAGCAAGCTCGTGCGTGGACTCGATAGAGCCCAAAAACGCGTCAAAGCTTTTGGCAAATCTGTCGGCGAGATCGGTAAGCGACTTTCCGCTGTGTCGGCTGTGGCGGCGGTACCTCTGCTATCCGGCCTGAAAATCTACGCGGATTTTCAGCAGCAGATGGCCACCGTCGCCACGATGCTTTCGGACAGTGACGCTGAGAAGTATATGGACGGCTTTACCAAGGGCATCCGCAAGATGGCGGTGAGTTTTGGTGAATCGACTGAAGCCTTGTCCGGTGGCTTGTATGACATCCTCTCGGCTTCCATTGCCCCGGCCAAGGCATTGGATGTGTTGGGTGTTGCGGCCAAGTCTGCCAAGGCAGGTTTGACGGATACCCGTACCGCAGCCGATGCAATCACCACCGTGCTTAATAGTTATGGCTTGGCTGCTGAGCAGGCTGGTGATGTCTCCGACTGGTTGTTCGGTATTGTGCAGCGTGGCAAAACCACCTTTGCCGAACTGGCACCACAGATCGGCATGGTGGCATCCACCGCCGCCAGCGCGGGCCTGCCGCTGGATGAACTGGGCGCGATGATCGCCACACTCACGCGCAACGGCCTGCGCACCACCACGGCCATCGACTCGGTGAATGGCATTCTGCGCAGTTTCCTTAAGCCCAGCGCCGAAGCAACCAAGTTGGCACACGAGCTTGGCTTTGAGATGAACACTACGACGCTCAAGACCGAGGGGTTACACG